TGACTGGTGAGCCTGTGCAGATCCGACGCGGTGAGCGTGGGACCTGTGTGGATCCCAGCACCGAGCGATTCCACAGCATGTGATGTTGTGAATCTGCCACTGGTTGACGGCTAGTGGCAGTGACCGTATAATACTTGAACTGAAACGCTGTTTAGGAGATTGGTAATGATGTATGCTACTACTGACATCGCTGGAATCCACGCTGTCGCTACTGCTCGTGCCGCTGCCAAGGCGAAAGAACTGGATGCCCGGTATGGACAAGCCTGGCCCTGCGGTTTTGCTTGGGTTAACGTCACAGGCATCAAGTTGAACACCAAGGTGGGTAAAGAGTTTGCTCGGTTGGGCTTCCGCAAGGCTTACGGTTACAAGAACACCGTTCAACTTTGGAATCCTAGCGGTCACCCCACGCAGAACATGGACGTTAAGGAAGAAGCTGCTGAGGCTTACGCTGAAGTTTTTCGTGCAGCCGGCTACGAGGCGTTTGCTGGCTCGCGTATGGACTAAGGTTGACGCCCCGTTAAATGGGCGCTATACTACTTGAACTGAAACGCAACGGAGACTGTACATGAGATGGAACCTCGAAGGACAGCGTGTAGCTGGTGTGTACTTGGGTGCCTACACTGTAGAGGGCACTGTGATTTGGAGTCGTGTCAAGTACGGCGGCATGGTGCAACATACGGTACAGTTGGACCAACCACTAGAGCTGTTTGGCAACCAGCGTGACAGCGTGTTGCTTGATCACAACGAACTGATTCAAGGAGTCTGACATGGGTTATAAAGTGTTAGCAGACCGCGCTGAAATGGACATGATGCGTACCCAATACGGTCCACGCGAGGGCTTGGAAGGCCCTTTTAACTTTTTTGGACGAGTGTTGTATTACGACAACAAAGAAGGGCTGTACTATGATCCACGTAGCGATTGGTACGTGGAAGACAGCGAGATGGACGTTATCCATCGCCAAATGTTGAACACGATCTGCGGTTGACGCCCAATTAAAACAGCACTATAATATTGAAACTGAAGCACAAGGAGCACAACTTGATTCCAAAGTATACACTAGACTCGCTTACCCGCTATGTTGAGCATGGCGTCCCGCCCGGTAGTTTTCTCTGTGCGGTGCTGGAAAACAACTTGTTTTCGGCCGTTAATCGTGCAGATCGGGACAACCTTGCGGCACTGCCCGAGATTGTTAAATACATTTACAACGAAGTCCCTAGCGGTGCTTGGGGCAATTCAAAATCTGTTTCTGACTACATTGAATCTTTTCGTACAAAGGAGTGTTCACTATGAGCCGCATGAGTGATTTGTTTATTGATATTGAGAACGAACTAGTCAACGGTGCAACCGTAGACGAGTGTGTTCGCATGTTTGAGGTTGACGCCGAAGATGTGCTGGCAGTGCTGGACAGCATCATGGAAGACAACTACGAGAATGTTGATATTGACATGGACGATCTCGACTACTTGGTTGAGGAAAGTCGAATCAACGATTACCTTTTTGATTGATCCCTTTAATTTTTTAATAGATAGGACTTGACATGAAACAAGAGTATACCTTTCAATTGCGTAATAATCGTTTGGGCACTGGACTTCAGGACCAAGTGGTGGCCAACAACCTTTACGAAGCACTGGACATGATGGCTGCTCGCTATAATAGCCCCAGTATTCCACGAGGCGGTAGCGCGCTCGACCCGTATCAGATTACTGGTTCTACTGCTCGTCCCTTACATAACTAATTTCTACTCTGAGGTATTGAAATGAGTAAATTTGCTGTTGCTGGTGTTAGCCGCTGTGAAAAAGGCAACTACCGTGTTCGCGTGGCCAATGACTTTGCTGGCCGTATTAAGATCCTAGTTCGTGGTGGTCACACCGACGTTGAACTGCGTGAGCTGCCCGAGCCAATGACCAAAGGTGAGGCTGCTGCTTGGCTCAAGGCCAGCGAGCTGTATGCCAAGCCTGAGTTTGCGGCTGCTATTGACGAAGCTGATGCTAAGTACAATTCAACAGCGGCACTTATTAAGGCTGCTGATAAGATGATCAAGGACGTTACAGTTATGCTCAAGGTGGATAAACCAGCCAAGACGTTGGACAGTTTGGTCGCTCGCGCCCGAGCAGTAGCTGATGTGTCTCAAGTAGAGGACGCACCGTTCTAAGTTTACGGGGGAATGGCAAGACTCCCTGCCTGGATTGTGCCATTCTTAAACGACCATGTGAGGCGCCCTCCCTACACACAACCGGCTGTTGTGTAAAAGCAACAGCCGGTTTCTCTTGACTGTCCATTTAAATGGCGTTATACTAGTGGAATAGTAGAGCAACGGAAGCAGAGTATGCAAGTTCCAGCAGTTAACAGTCAGATTCGAGTGCGTGTACGCAACAACAGCTTTCATCTGTACATTCCTCCTGTACCTGAATACACGGTGTACGAGGGCACAGTTGTCAAGCCCTATCCCTGGTTGTCCGCTAGTGAAATTGCACTAGCGACCAAGAATCCCAATTTTCCCATCAGCATTATCAACCTTGCTAGTGTTGATGGGGTTGAGTTGATTGAAGGCCAACTCAGTACTGTTGATGCACAAAACCGTAGCATTACAGTTGACGGCAGTCGCGGTAAGCAGTATACTGTTACTCGCGCAGGAGCAAAAGTCACTTGCACTTGCGAGGGATTTACATTTCGCAAGAGCTGTAAGCATCTTAAACTGGTTTGAACTTAAATAGTAACATGAAAACTCGTTTTGTTAAAACTGTTGGTGAGCGTGATCCTATTGCTAGAGATCTGCACACACCCAAATACCATATGCGTGTGGTGCCCAATAAACGAGCCTATCAGCGGCGGGCCAAAAACAGCCGCAATGACCACTCCTCTCTCTAAAAGGAAATAGACATGTTTGAAAAATTGAAATCCCATTACGCGGCCAAACCTGAACTGCGGGCCGGTATTAAAATGACTGCGGTTCTAGCAATCGTTTGCTCGGTGCCCTTGGTCCTACACCTGATGAGTCAGTACTTTACCTCGCAACAAGTGGCCACCGGGATGGGCTGTTTGACAGTGACTATTTTGTTCGTTATGATCTACCAAGTATTACTGTCACGTGAGGAACATAGTCAAGCAGTTCGTGACATGTTGCGTAAACACAACGACGTATATTGATGTAACCTGCGGTAGACACCCAATTAAAACGGCGCTATAATATTGATATGTTGAACGCAACGGAGCACAAAATGGCAGCAACGATCCTAGTTAAGAACGGCGTCTACCGCAACACTGAAATTGTTAACCAAGTTTTCCCGCTAGTCAAGCAGTACCAAGATGGTGCTCATGGCGGATTTGTAACTGTGGACGGGACTGAAATGTTTGGAAAAGATCGTGTTCGTATTCGGGTCGCTGGCACGGATTCTTATGAGTTTGTGTCGGGCGCTCCTGCTGTAGTCGAGCCTGCTGTAGTTGAGACCGACGAAGAAATTATGGCTCGCATCCGTGAGCGTTTTGAGATTCTTGACGAGATGGCGTCAGCTGTGACCAACGGTGACATTCGCGCTATGATTGTTACTGGGCCTCCTGGAGTTGGTAAGAGCTTTGGCATTGAGCGGGTCATTGAGAACGCTTGTTTGTTTGACAAGATTGCAGGTAAGAAACTGCGTGCCGAAGTTGTCAAAGGCAATGTTACTCCAATTGCGCTGTATGCTACGCTGTACAAGTATAGTGACCCTAACTGCGTCTTAGTGTTTGACGATGCCGACAGCGTGTTCTTTGATGACGTTGCACTGAACTTGCTGAAGGGTGCACTGGACACTGGCAAGAAGCGCAAGATCAGCTGGCTTGCTGATTCAGCTACTCTGCGCCGTGAGGGCATCCCAGACAGCTTTAACTTTAAAGGTTCGGTGATCTTTATTACCAATCTCAGCTTCAGCAATGTCAAGAGCGCTAAACTGCGCGACCACTTGACGGCACTTGAGTCGCGTTGTCACTTTGTAGATCTTAAAATTGACACGACACGTGACAAGATACTACGTATTAAACAAATCATGCAAGACGGCATGTTGGACGAATACGACTTTGACGAGCCAGCAGTAGCACGTGATGAGATTGTTGACTTCATCAACAAGAATGCTGCTCGCTTGCGTGAGATCAGTTTGCGTACCGCAATTAAGGTAGCGCAGTTGCGTAAGGCTTTCCCCAGCAAGTGGGTCAGCTATGCAGAAACCAGTTTGTTGAAGAGTGTTTGATGACGTTGGTTTGAACTCCCCTAGTTCGTAATGAACTTTGGCTCGGGTGTAATAGCCCGGGCTTTTTTCTTTTGACTTTGCTATATACTTAATGTATACTAGTGTTTATGCGGCACAAGATTGAAACTATCGAACAATTGATACACTTACTGGCCAATCGTGGCGGAGTGCCACAACCCGGAATGCGCTATACTTGGCCGGCATTTAGACTGGCTAGATATGATGTAGGCTTTGTTCAAAACATCAGTAACCATTTGCTAATACGTGGCGCTACCACACTGACCGATGCACAATATGCACTGTGTGCGAAATTGGCTCGCAAGTATCGTAAGCAATTGCTTAAGAGCGATTACGACTTCAGTCAATTTGATTGGGACAATCCCTCAGCTGAATGTACAATCATTGAACTGGATCGAACTCGCAGTGTAGTGTTGGCTGCGGACCGTATTCAAATACAGTTTAGGTTTGACTCGGTCCTAGTGTCTGCGATGAATGAATTGAGCAAGTGTGCTCAAGGCCAATTTGAATGGGATAGAGAAAATAAGATATGGACAGTTTGGCCGGGATTAGCTAATATTAGATTGATTGTGCCCTGGGCAGTTGAGCAGGGATTTGAAGTTGATCCTGAATTGGTGCGTCTATATGAACAAATCAACAGTTCTAACGTCCTAGTAAAATATGCCGTAGTCAAAGACAATGGTGTACTAGCTATCCCTGATGCCCCGGATAGATTGCAACACGCTGTTGCTGAACTGTTTGAGTCACAAGACCTATTAAGTATCTGTTGGCAATCTACACGTTACGGCTACAACATTGGTGAATCGGTCAAACGCGAGTTGGACCAAACGTATCGCAGCCAGTTGACTTACTTTGACCTAGCACAGGATCTCATATACAATAAAGTCATATGCGTTGGCAGTTTAGACGCATTAGCTACAACCTTACACGAGATCAAGGCCGTATTACCTGATCATAACTATGCGATTAGTCTTAACAACTTACAGGAACAGGTTGAATCAATTTTAGATGTTTTTGATTCTTGCGTGAAAACAAAATTTGTAGCTGGTAATTTGCAAACCTCTGGTGCTCAAGAACGTACATTTCGAAAGTTGACAGCACTGGAAATGATTGACGATTATTTTGATTTAACAGTGTTTGATAGTACAATGTATAATACTGGACTGCGACGCAGTTTGATCTCCCAAGCCACTAACAAAATTGTGGTATACACTAAACCATGATAGCAACTATAGTAATACACGACGAGACCAATTGCAAAGTTGAAGGGCTGTCAGTGCAGACACGGCGCACACTAGCTAATCGATTTAAATTTGAAGTACCCTACGCCAGACATCTGCCCAGTGTTAAACTAGGGAGGTGGGATGGGCGTATTGCATTCTTTCAACTCAGTGGTACTACCTATGTTAATTTACTGCCTGAAATTGTCAGCATACTGATCAACGAGGGCTATGAATTAGAACTCAATGATAGGCGCTCGTATAATCGCAGTTTTGAATTTGGCTTAGTTGAGGAAGGATTCTTTGAGGGTGTGACTTGGCCTAAGGGGCATTTGCATGAAGGCAAGCCGGTACTGTTGAGAGACTACCAAGTTGGTGTTATCAACAGTTTGTTGGCTAATCCGCAGGCATTGGTAAGTGCGCCCACTGGATCAGGTAAGACCATTATCACAGCAGCACTGAGCAAAAACATCGAGCAGTATGGCCGCAGTATTGTAATTGTGCCTAGTAAAACACTAGTACAGCAAACTGAAGAAGATTATCGACTGTGTGGACTAGACGTTGGTGTACTGTATGGTGATAGAAAAGAGTACGATAAAACACATACCATCTGCACCTGGCAAAGTCTCAACGCTATTTTTAAACGTACCAAAGCACACGAAGCTGTGGTGCCCATTGATGAGTTTTTGTCAGGGGTTACTGGGGTTATTGTAGACGAGTGTCACGGCATTAAAGGTGACGCACTAAAAGGCTTGTTAACAGGCCCCATGGCCGGTATTCCCATACGTTGGGGTCTAACTGGTACTATTCCCAAAGAGGAATTTGAGTTTTTTGCACTGAAGATCAGCATCGGTGAAGTGGTGGATTCGCTTACTGCACACGAGCTGCAAGAGCAAGGCGTACTAGCCAACTGCCATGTACATATCAAACAGTTACAGGACTATAGAGAATTTAGAGACTATCAAAGCGAGCTCAAGTATTTGGTAACTGATCAAAGTCGATTAGAATTCTTAGCCAAGTTTATTGAATCCTTACGCGACACAGGCAACACATTGGTGCTGGTAGATCGCATTGCTTGTGGTGAAGAACTAGCTAAATTGATTCCCAACAGCTCATTTATCAGTGGCGGAACCAAAGGTACTGAACGTAAAGCTGAATATGCTGACATTCATATCAGCGATGACAAGATACTGATTTCCACATTTGGATTGACCAGTACTGGTGTTAACATTCCTAGAGTGTTTAACTTGGTACTGCTAGAGCCTGGTAAAAGTTTTGTCCGTGTAATTCAAAGCATTGGACGCGGTGTGCGAAAAGCACACGATAAAGATTTTGTGAACATATATGATGTCACCAGTAGTTGTAAATTTTCCAAGCGGCATTTGGCCAAAAGAAAAACCTACTACAGTGAAAGTCAATACCCTTATTCACAAGACAAAGTAGAATGGAAATAATATGAGAATACTAACGCTTAACAACTTGCCATTTCACATGGCCAACATACCCGACGAAGTTGATGATTTGAGATTTTGTGTGCTGGACAACAGCAATCCCAAAGATCCAGATCACTATTTCATCCCGTTAATTTTTATGGAGAGTTTTAACAGTCCAGCATTGGTACTGCGAATTAACGGAAATGACATCAGTGTGCCAGTAGATTGGCAAATACTAATTGGTGAAGCAGAATTTGGCGATCTTGAGGTTGTTCCTGTAACATCACTAAATGATCGAGGCTTTAGTGCTTTTGTGTTTAATGCGCTGACCAGCTTTAGGCCCGAGTTTAAATTAATTGACGTGATTGACATTTATCAAGACATCAAATGGTATGCTCCTAAAATCAAACCCGGACAAATGCTGAGTGTGCCGCTGAACGATGACCCCAACCCGCAGTGCATATATCTAGTGAAAGAACTAAGTAGGCAAAGTGAAGTTGTAGATTTTGGAAAAATTTGGTAATGGCACGAGCAAAACCTAAATTAGAATTAAATCGTCTCTTGGCCGCATTGGATGCCAAGGACCGAAACTTTTATGACACGCTGACCGACGAGGAACTTAAAGGATTTAGCCCGTTTCTTGCGATTCGTTATGCTAGCTCAGTTGACCACGACATGCCTGAAGTGTGCGAATATGTGTTAGAAGCCGCAAATCGACGAGTCAACCCACATTTCCTAGACCTTAAAGGGCATCCCAAGTTACAATGGCTGTTATTAACTACTACCAGCATGGGCTTGGGTCCCATGCGACATTCTTGGATCAAGCCCTTAGGCAGTAAAAAGACTTCCGGAGACCGAGCAAGAGAATTTTTGTCCCGTGAATTTCCTGGGGCCAGCAGTGATGAATTAGACATACTGATGGCCATTAACTCGCATGAGGAAATTCTAGCATATGCTAACGACCTTGGCTACCAATCAGATCAAATTGACAAACTTGGTTAACTGTAAATTTTGCAATAAAAGTTTCACACGCGAGTCAACGTTAAGCGTTCATTTATGTGAGCCAGCACGTCGACATCGCCAACGCAACGAAACTGGCGTACAATTTGGCTATAGAACTTGGGCTAAATTTTTAGAATCCAATACCAACAAGCGTGGACTAACCTATGACGAGTTTGTAACCAGCCCATACTATACAGCATTTGTGAAATTTGGAAATTATCTAGTTCAACTACGTTGCATTAATGTAGAAGCATTTAGTGAATATATACTGCAGTCCAAAATCAAAATTGATCATTGGACTCGAGAAGAACACTATGCGGCTTGGTTGGTTAATTATGTCAAACGTGAACCGGCAGATCGTGCAGTTGAGCGCAGTATTGAAACCATGTCGCGGTGGGGCAATGATTCTGGACATGACTTTAACTGTTATTTTGCGTCGGTCAGCGGCAATCAAATTGTTAGCGACATTGTGAATGGCCGTATTAGCCCATGGTTAGTATATCAAAGCCGTACAGGCAAAGAGTTTTTGACTACAGCTAGTGAAGAACAAATGCAATTAATGATACCGTTTATTGACCCTGGATGGTGGATTAGTCGTTTCAGTAACTTACCTGAAGATGTAGAATTTGTAAAAACCATTTGTGATAACGGAAATATTTAATGGACATTGATTTAGATTTTGGGGATCGAGATGCAATACTGTCCTGCATTCGGCATGTACCAGCAGCAATGCTGCGAGATGGGCGCCTGACTCGTCATGTGAGTGGCGTATATGTAAACAACATCCCTCGCAATTCCGTTACTGAGACTGCTGCAATAGAATATCAAACAGCTGAACAATTGGGTTATGTCAAGTTGGATTTTTTAAATGTCAACCTGTATCGACAAATACGTGATCCTGATCATTTGACTCAGTTAATGCAAAGGCCTCCACCTTGGCATAGACTCAACGAGACCGAATTTTTCAGTCAGCTGATTCATATTGGCAATCATTATGCTACTATGCGACGCATGCCTGAACCTGTCAACAGCATTGAACGCATGGCCATGTTTCTAGCTGTGATTAGGCCGTCAAAAAGACATTTAATAGGCCAACGATGGGCACGGGTAGCTCAAACAGTTTGGCAAGTGTCTGAAGATGGTACGTATGGATTTAAAAAGTCTCATGCTCATGGTTATGCAACTCTTGTTGCTGTGCACATGAATTTACTAGACCTTGCGGACTAATACCACACTGCGACGTTTACTGCGCTGTGCTGACACTTCTTTAAGGCTCACATATGGGCCTTGAACTATTTCAACATTTTTGCTGTTGAGAGTTTTAAGTGTGTGCTTAAATACAGCCCAGTCGGATTTTAAAAACAAGTTAATGGGTATTTGACGATTGCTGGTCCACCACCAAGTTTCGCCTAGTTCTAAGAACAGCAGTCTTTGATCAGCGGCTACAGATTCAAAGTCATAAAATGAAATAACTGTGTCGTCGTAATTTTGAATGATGCCTAGATAATCTCTGTTAACATAAGTTAATAAAGTCAAAAACGGGCATTGGTCCAGGAGGGTTTTTCTTTCTTCAGGCGCCATAAATATGTAATAACAGAAATCCTATGCAAACACTTGCTTGCTATTTATATCCAATATTACTAGAGTGCCAAGTAATCACCAATGAATCAACAACAACCAGGTATCCTATTGTGTACGCAAATAGAATAAAGCTCTATAAACACGCCAACAATCAAATAAAGCTGTTGTTTAAAAACAATGATCAAAAAAGCATCGACTTTGCTGGTTACACTGTGCAATTCAACATATTTAAAAATCAAACCAGTCCTGCAAAATCCACTGCAGTTACTATTCCAATACCAGCAGCAGTAGGCTTGGTAGTGCCCAAAGTCAGCCAGGCAGTATTGACCATAAACAGCATACTCGATGATCTAGAACCAGGACTTTATAACTACAGCATTGACGCTGGGGCTCCACAGGGCGAAGGTGTTGCGGTACTTGACGATCCGTTGATGTATACGGATGACAATTACTCAGTTGTTGGTGAAGTAGAAGTAATTTTAACACATCAACCAACTCCATCAGCTGTGACATTAGTGCCAAACTTGGGTGTTACAAATTATGCAGCCGGGAACAGTCAACAACATACTTTTCAGTTCAACTACAGTAACTTTACTGGTACTGTAACATTCCAAGCCAGCTTAGATCCACAACCAGGACTTAGTAACAGTTGGTTTACTTCTGCTACAGTGGCACCAGTGGCAGCAAACACTAATACACTCTACACCTACACCGGGTCGTATGTTTGGGTGCGAGTTCAAGTCGCCACTACATCAGGTACCATAAGCAAGATACTCTACTTGAGTTGATTTCTCACTGTTTTTGCTGTATAATTGCTTGATGCAAAGTATCGAGCAAATTGTCCGAAGCTATCTGCCTAGAATTAAAAATTCAGGCGAATGGTTGAGCCACGATGCGGTTTGTTGCAGCAATCGAGGTGAAAGTCCGGATCGACGAGGTCGAGGCGGAGTGCGGTTTAATGCTGATGGCAGTTTGGGTATTCACTGTTTTAACTGTGGATTCAGTACCGGCTGGCGTCCCGGACAGTTGTTGGGATTTAAACTTAAAAAATGGCTCAGCTGGTTAGGGGTTGACGCACCTGTAATAGCAGCACTTAATTTATGGTGCTTGGATCAGCGCAACGACGCGGTAATCCAAGAAGAACTAGAACGACGCACAGTTGACATAAAACGCTATGCATTACCTGCCGGCGCAGAACTGGTCGGTGATACTACTAATCCTGAAGTATTGCAGTATCTAGCACAGAGAAAAATTGACACTGAAAGGTACAAGTTTTATTGGTCTCCTGAACGTACAGCTGACCTCAGCAATCGAGTGATCATACCGTTTTATTATCAGCACCAGTTGGTAGGTTATACTGCCAGGTCCATTGTGCCCACACAGCGTGTCAAGTATTATATGCAGGCCGACGCTGGCAACTTGGTGTTTAATTTGGATCGTCAAAACTATGATCGCCGGGTAGTTATTGTGTGCGAAGGTCCGTTTGATGCTATGAGCATAGATGGTGTAGCTGTTATGCACAACGAGATAAGTAGTACACAGGCTCAGTTGATACATGACTTGCATAAACAAACTGTAGTTGTACCCGATGGTGATGCAGCCGGCTATAAGTTAATTCAATCAGCGTTGGAATATGAATTTGCTGTGAGCTTTCCAGACTATTTGGCTCATTGCAAAGACGTAAACGAAGCTGTAATACGTTACGGGCCAGTGTATGTAGTAAAAGACATATTGGCTAACCGAGAATCCAATCCCACGCGAATTCGTTTGCGTGCCAAAAAATTTCAATCGCAATTTAAATGACAGAATTCAATACCGAAGTCCAGAGATTATTTTTAGAGTTCATGCTGAGTAATCCTGAGAACTATGTGCGTATTCAAAACATCTACAATCCTGAAAATTTTGATCGCAGTTTAAGATCGGCTGCCAAGTTTATCAAGGACCACAGTGACCAATACAGTGCACTACCTGACAACAGGCAGATATTTGCCGTAACCAATGTAAAGCTAGAGCCTGTAGCCGATATTAGAGAAGAACATGACCAATGGTTCTTAGACGAGTTTGAAAAGTTTACCAAACAAAAAGAACTGGAGCGGGCAATTCTTTCTGCAGCCGACATGATTGAAAAAGGTGAGTTTGAACCAGTAGAACGATTAATCAAAGAAGCAGTACAGATCAGTCTCAACAAAGACATGGGCACTGACTACTTTGCTGACCCTAAACAACGGTTAATGGCACTGAAACAAAACAATGGGCAGATCAGCACAGGTTGGGCTACACTGGATCAAATACTTTATGGTGGAATGAAAAAGGGCGAGCTGAATATTTTCAGTGGTGGATCGGGATCGGGTAAGAGTTTGATCATGCTGAACTTGGCCATTAACTGGGTACAGGCTGGACTGAGTGGAATTTATCTAACATTGGAGCTGAGTGAAAATCTCTGCTGTCAACGAGCTGACAGCATGATCACAGGTGTAGCCAACAAAAACATTTTCCGTGAACTAGATGATGTTGAACTAAAAGTCAAACTGGCTGGGAAGAAAGCTGGAGACTTTAGAGTCAAGTATTTTCCAGCACAAAGCACAGTTAATACATTTAAAAGTTATGTACGTGAACTAGGTATACAAATTGGATTCAAGCCCGACTTTGTGATTGTTGACTACTTGGATTTGATGATGCCAGCTGGTGTTAAAGTAGATCCAACCAATACGTTTATCAAAGACAAATACGTTAGTGAAGAACTGCGTAACATGGCTGAGGAACTGCGAACTGTGGTAGTAACTGGATCGCAGTTGAATCGTGGTGCAATTGACGAAATGGAATTTAATCATAGCCATATTAGTGGTGGTATTAGTAAGATCTTTACAGCAGACAATGTGTTTGGTATCTTTACTAGTCGCAGTATGCGTGAAAAAGGTCGGTATCAAATACAAGCAATGAAAACTCGCAGCAGCAGTGGTGTTGGGCAAAAGATCGATCTTGGATATGATATTGAAACACTACGCATCTTTAATCTCAGTGAAAATGAACTAGCACAACTCAGTCGTGAAAGCCCAGCTGACAGTGTACTTAAAAATCTCAAACCCACTTCAACAATTAAACCTGGAGAAGCTGTTCGGCGTACTGCTACTGCAGAAACTCCTAGAGTCAAAGCCGAAGCCAGTTCAGCACAAGTTCATGAAATGCTAGCTAAATTAAAATCTGAGAGCCGATAAATAAAATATAATCTTTTAGGGTGATTATCTTGGTTTCTAGATCCATTTTAGACGAACTTGACGCAGTTTTAGCCGCAAGAAAGGCCACTGACCGCGAGTCAATCATTGAGTCACGAGCTAATAACATTATTACCAGTGCTATTAACCTGCTGGAGATGATTCACAAGAGCTATCCAGCTGAAGTAGCTGAAGATTTAGAAAAGCGTTTCTTAAACAGTATACGTGGTCGTAATGTTGCAAAAATGAGCAACAGCCTTAAAAAAATAAAGAATCAAAATCATGAAAGTAAATGAAATTATTAACGAGGGAATAGCGTCCTGGGTTGGTGACAAAATTGGCCGAGCAGCGGGTATAGTAGCAGGTACAGGGCGAGCTGCTGCTTCGGCTGTCAGTCAAGGTGCTGAAGCTGCTTCTAAAGCATACGATACAACGGCAACTTATCTAGGCGGCAGAAAGAATACAGGAGCACCTGCTGGAACTCAAACTCGATGGAAACGATACAGCGAGGAATGGGAAACGTTTTTACGGAATTATCAAGAAGGTGGCAAGTTTACTAGTGACGCGGAATTTAAACAAGTGTTGGACAAGTTTATCTTCAATAAGTACGGGGTAGATGTTAGTAAATATCCTCGTATTCCTCTCAAGTCAGATTTAAATAAAGACGCTACGGACTATATTTTTTCTCATGTTAGTCGAGCACAAGCTGACGACTTGTTAAATAGACATGGGGACCCTGCAGCAGCACCAGCTCCCGCAGCAGCACCAGCAGCAGCTCCTGCGCCCGCAGCAGCACCCGCAGCGCCAGCTAGACCAGCTAAGCCTAGTGGCCCTACAATTGGCAATACTCCAATTAATCCTATGCAGGTAAAGTCTATGCAAAATAAAATAGCAGCAGATAAACGGGCAGCTACTACACCCGCCCCTGAGAAAAAGACTTTTGCAGCAGACAAAAGAACACCTGCACAAATTGCAAAAATGCGTCGAGCAGGATTTAGTGAAGATTACACCCCATGAAACTATACGAAATATCTAAAAACCCTATTCCACGGTGGATGATAGTGGAAGGTGCTGGTGGCGCCGAATTTGGTCTTCCTTATGTTGAAGACCTACTGTTTAGCAAAAAGTACATGGGGGCACTAGAAGCACTGGACTTTATTGACAGTGTTAGAAAAATGTTGGCTACTGGCAGTGGGCAAATTGAAAACGTGTCGGAAAAATGGGATGGTAGTCCTGCCATTGTTTGTGGCACTGACCCCGAAGACGGCAAGTTCTTTGTAGCTATTGCTCGCAGTATGTCAGGGCGTGTACCTAAAATTGTCAAACGTGAAAGCGACATACAAAATTGGTATGGAGATAGACCTGAGCTAGCCGATAAATTACGTGTAGCACTTAAATACTTGCCCAGTATTGGCATTCAGGGTGTTATCAAAGGCGATTTAATGTTCACTGACAGCATGTTGGCCACTGAGGTCATTGATGGTAAGGAGTATATTACTTTTACTCCCAACACCATTACCTATGCTGTACCAGTGGGGTCAGCACTTTACAGTAAAATTATTGCAGCTGAAATTGGTATGGCATTTCATACACGTTATGAAGGCGACACTGTGCCCACCATGAGCCCAGTTGCAGGCAATGCTGTTGCTGGCCTAACACATACTGCTAAAGTGTGGTTCGATGATGACAGTTACAGAGACTATACTGGTATTGCTTCTCTAACGCCTGAGGAAAACCAACGCATTGAAAGTATGCTGGAAGCCGCTGTTAAAACACTGACCAAACTTGGCCCGGTCAAAGTGGACGAAGTGCTGTCCAATACAGAATTTGCCAAGCATATCAAAGATTACATTAACCGCAGCATTGACTCAGGCGAGCACATTACTAACCCAACCAATTTCCTACAGGGCTTTGTTAGTTTTTATAAAGGCAGACAAGAGGAAGATATCGCCAACATGAAGTCAGGGCCAACCAGTGCTGCTGCTACACGACGCCGTGAGCAAATGACTGCTACTGAACAGTTTGTCGCTGACAACATGAATACTTTTCTAGGCATACTAGCTGTTTATAAGCGTCTAGTAGAGCTAAAAATGGCCATACTGTCCAAGCTCAATACCATTGATCATATTGGACACTTTGTTAGAACTGATGACGGGTACCGTGTTACAGCGCCCGAAGGCTTTGTAGTTGTTGGACACGACTTTAATCGTGTCAAACTCATTGACCGGTTGGAGTTTAGTCGACTAAATCGAGCAAGGACGAGATGAAATTGGAATTAATTACGGAACTAATCGAAAGCCGACTGTTTCGTAACGAAACGTCAATTTCTAGATTAACTCCGCAGAGACTAGCCGAAGACTTTTATGTCGCATTACTTTACCTTAACGGTTTGCGTCATGCTAATCGATCGGCTGCTGCCAGTTATGCACAGTCTACAATACAGTATAGCGAGTTTGACGGCGTTAAAAGTTCAGCAACTGACCTTTACAATTTGGCTTCGGGGGCGTTACGTGAGCGGCAATTTCCTGAACTAGCAC